TTATAGATATAAATGCTAATTATTATCCAGACATAGCTAATATTCGAAAGCAGCTGGCATCCGGTATTGAGTTGGCTTTTAATAAGCAGTTAGTCAGTGATTGGTTTGATAGAGGAAAAGAAATTCTCACATTTCATGGAAATGAGCTATACATTCATGATTTTTCAAAACTACTGTTATTGCCGTACTGCTATTCAATTGCAACTGAACCTATAATGAGTGAAGGACTACTATATTATCCACATTTTAAAAGCAAACCACCAAAGAGATTGGATTCATTTATAGCACAACTTATAGAATTTACATCTTATGTTGCGAATCGTACACGAGGAGCAATTGGCATTCCTGATCTCATTTTAGCTCTTACTTATTATGTAAAGAAACAAAAGCTTAGTCTAACGGAATATCAATTCAAAAATGAATTACAAAGACTATTTTATTCATTTAATCAGCATTTAAGACAAGGAGCAGAATCGCTTTATACTAATATCTCATTTTTCGATAGATACTATTTAGAACATCTATTTGGTGATAATGTTTGGGATTTAGATGTAGATGATTTATTGACTGTCCAGAAATCAGTAATGAGATGGCATACTAACGAAATAAAGATCCAAATGCTTCGATTCCCAGTGATGACAGCTGCACTTAAAATAGAAGGAATAAATATTCAAGATGAAGATTTCTTAGAATTTGCACTTGAACAGAATATCCAGCATACTATGTATAATTTCCTTGCATTACCACATCTCGATGCTATTGCATCATGTTGTAGACTTACATCAAGTACAAAACCATTTTATAATTCTTATGGAAGTGGAGGAGTACAAATAGGTAGCCATCAAGTTGTAAGTCTTAATCTGCCGGGCATATTTATTAGACATCATGATAGTTTCTTAGAATGTATAATAGAAAATCTAAAATTAGCAAAAGATTTTCTTGATTGGCACAGGAAACTTCTAAAAGAACACCAACATCTTGATGCTACCTTTGAACTGGGACTTCGATCACTGCAGCGTATGTATTCTACTATTGGAATAATAGGAGTATGGGATCTAAAAGAAATAGCTGAATATTCATGGGATGAACTCGAAGAGGTACTCAAAGTAATTCGAACTGAAATAGATTCATGGGAAGGATTTTATAATTGTGAATTAGTACCTGCAGAATCAGCAGCAGTTACTCTTTATGAAGCAGACATGAAGTATGCACAAGAAACTAATTCAGCTTATGCTAATTATTATGAATCAGGAAAAATGTATACTAATCAAATTGTATCACCATGGCAAAAGATGACTATTGGAAAGCGAGTAAGAACGACAGGAAGATTTTCTAAATATTTTGATGGTGGTCAAATGATGTTTATAAATATCCCAAGTCCATTTCAGAACACTCATCAGATGGGCAAGGTAGTGAAAGGTGTAATAAAATATGGAGTACCATACTTTGCATTCGATACATTCTTAACGAGATGTAAATCACATAATCATATAACTTTAGGAGATGCTGTGCTATGTCCAATATGCGGTGATAAAGAAGTATACAAATTTAGAAGAATAGTAGGATATTTTGTTGAACTTTCAAATATGCATGAAAGAAAAACAAGAGATATACCATACAGAGAAGTGGATGAAGGATGATAGTACAATGTAAAGATTGTGGAAAAGTATTTGGTATAATAATAAAAGAACAAGAGGATGGAGTCAAGCTAAAGAAAGTGAAATACTTAAAAATGAAGTGTCCTTATTGTGGTGGTAGAATAGAATGGGGAAAAAAAGAAAATGCTCGAAAGAGTTATGAAGTGGATAGACAAGTGGTGTGATAGAATTACAGAGTTTCTACTTATGACTGGAGTGATCGTATTAATGAGCTATGTGTTCTTTCTCGTCATACTAATTATGATAGTTATTATTGAAAAATACATTTGATGGCAATTCAAATGAAAACCGATGAAGTTATAAAATATCCAAAATTAGGTTATTTAAGAGAATCACCTCATAATGGTAGAGAGTTACTTGGTAAATTAATATTTTTCGAAGAGAAACGTGATGGATCTAATATACGTTGTTTCATAGATGAGAATGATAATCTTCAGTTTGGAAGTAGAAATAAAATACCAGCAAGTGATGATATAATAAAGTCAATTAAAAATACAGGATATGATACTATTCTAAGAACAGCTCTTTATACAGAAAAATATCAATGGAATCATGATATTATAGTGTTCTTTGAATTACTACAAAAAGGTAACAGTCCTTCTCGTATCGAGTACCACGAAAAAGATGATATTGCAGTATTCGATATCTATGATATAAATGAAGGTTGGTGGAATTACACGAGAATCTATCAATTCTGTTATCAATGGAAATTACCAGTTGTTAAATTATGGGCTGTCTCTTCATATTCTACTATTGAGAGATTAGAAAAACAAATAGAAAAAATGCTTGACCGTGCAAGAGAAGAAGATCGAGAAGGTGTAGTCTTTAAGTCTTATGAAGGTGGTAAAGCTTACTTCTTTAAAGATCGTTTAGATATACCACACGAAAAAGATATCGAAATTAATATAGACAAAGATACTCCTGAATATCCAGAACTACCACGAGCAGAAGTTATGAATGAAATACAGAAGGTTTTAGATGAAATAGGTTATGAACAATTTAGAGATAAAAAGATAGCTATGCCTTTGATCGCTCGATATATAGCAGCAGAAGCAAAAAGAAGAATGTGTTCTGTGCCAAAGGGATTATATTCATATTATTTAGAAAAATTAAAGGAGATTGGATATGTTTAGCAAGGTGATACTAAAAATATATAAATTAATGTCTCTCGTAGCTACTAAATATTTGGAATCATATTTGACTGCTCTTAAAAGAAGAAGGAGTTACTTAGAAGGAGAAATTCAACATATAGAAAGTGAAATAGAAGACCTCGATTGGAATGTGATACGTATAAACAACTTTAAACCTATACGAGATAGAAAAAATGAAAATAAATAGAGAAGATATATCTTGGCAAGAAGAACGACCTGATTGTGAATTTCTATGGGAGATTGGGAAGAAATATCCTGTTGCTGTCCAATGTGTGATTTATGAAACCAATTTCTTAGGTGAACGAAGACTTAAAGAAACTAAAACATTCAAGTTAGTGGAGGTTAAGTAATCAATAATGGAAAATCATCTATGGGAAGTAATTAGAGATCATGATTCTTTGATTTACTATAGTGTAGGATTGATAGTTGGTTATATGATTCATTACTTGTTCTCTTAATATAATTATATAAAAAGAGAGGAGGTGGTATGAATGGAAGAGGGCGTGACAATTAGGACTTCTTATTTTGGTCTTTTCTATACTGTTTTGTTTAGTGTACTGGGCTATTTCGTCTATGGTGGTATCGAGGGGCTGATGGCAATGTTAGCTTTATGTCTTTTCTATGATTTGGCATTGTGTTTGAGTATAATTCCATTTGGCGGAAGCATCATCCAAGCAGTCGTAATGAACTTGATTTCACACAAGCTATTCACCGTACTGAATGTATATCCAACCTGGCTAACAATTTGTATATTTTGGTGTTATCTGGTTTGTGGCATAGTCATAACAATATTAGTAACTGCTATTGTAATAGCTAATTTAGATAAATAAAAAAAAAGTTTGATGCTATCAGATAGTGAAATTTTAGAAGAATTGGAAAAAGGAAATATAATAATAGAACCATTCAGAAAAGAACAACTGAATCCAAATAGTTATGATGTACGATTAGGTGAATATTATGCAGTAGAAAACGTTCTTGATCACTATATACTACCCTTCGATGAAAATAGCATAAGAAATCACTGGAAAATTAAAAAAGCAAATAGAGAAATTGAAATACATCCAGGAGAAACTATCTTAGCTCATACTCAAGAAATAATAGGAGGTCGTCATAATATTGCAAGTAAAATGAACGCAAGAAGCTCATTAGGAAGATTAGGACTTTCTGTTTGTAAATGTGCAGGATTTGGCGATGTAGGATTTATAAGTAAGTGGACTATGGAAATTACTAATCATTCACAGCATGCCTCTATCCGTCTTCCTGTTGGCATGCGAATAGCTCAAATTTCATTTTTCAGAACCGGTAGAGTTTTAAAAGAATACAAAGGTAAGTATGGTCAAGGAGAATGGACACCCGAAGATATGATTCCTAAATTATGGAAAGATAAAGATATAATAAATGGCATAAATTTAAAATGAAAGATTTATTTGAGAGATTTGGTAATTGGTTCGATAAATGGAAAGAAACTATTTTCCTCTTCTTATTTTCAGCATTGCTTACTTGGTGTATTGTATTCCTGTCAATCTATTCGATATTGTTTTTCATGGACAAGGTATAAAGAGAAACGAAAAAAAAAAATGACTATTATCTGTCCTTATTGTGGTAAGAGTTTTGATGTAGCATTAGAAGTTAGGAATGAATATACAGGAATTACAATTGTAGTATGCCCGTTTTGTAATAAATATTTTGAATATAGTGGTATTTGATAGGAGGTAGATATTATGCCAAGACCAAAAGAAGAAGTGATGGATTATGCAGATGATGAATTTCTTACTTATCTCGAGGATCATCTGAATTACATAGAAGCTTATACATATCGATTGAAGATGATGATGACTGTATACAGAGAAGTCAAGGAAGAATATGGAGAGGGATTAGGCTGGATACCTTCAAAAGAGATTATAGACAGTGTCAATAATTTGAAGAAAAATCTTGATGCGTTTTTCTTTGCAGTTCTTGCAGATCAACGTTCTTTGATATCGTCACTAATGATGTGGCGTAAATCAAAAGCTGCTAAGAAAAAGAAGAGTAAGAAAAGTGAGAAAAAGCGAGAAGAGATGGATCCTTCCATACAATAATAAGGAATATAAGAATAATGGGCTTAAATAAACAATCGGGCAATATGTACCCGTTTGTAACCCATACTTGGAATCCGATAAGAGGTCGCTGTCCACATCAATGTTGCTACTGCTATATGAAACAATTTAGAGTTGGCAAACTAAGATTAGAAGAAAAAGAACTTTCGAGTGATCTTGGCAGTTCAAATTTTATTTTTGTAGGAAGTTCAACCGATATGTGGGCAGCAGATGTACCGAGTGAATGGATACGAAAAGTACTTGAACATACAAATAAATATAATAATACTTATTTATTTCAAACAAAATATCCAATTCGATTTCTCGAATTCATTAAGAGTCTTGATCAGGATTGTATCCTTGGCACAACTTTAGAAACAAATAGAAACTATGATTTAAGTATGGCACCTCTACCAATAGAAAGATGGATGCAATTCAAATTATTAAAAGACTATAAAATTAGAATGATGGTAAGTATAGAGCCTATAATGGATTTCGATTTAGAAAATTTCCTTTATATGCTGCGTAAAATCAAACCAGAATTCATAAGTATAGGTGCTGATAGTAAAAAGAATGATCTCATCGAGCCATCCTCTAAGAAAATAAAAGAACTGATTTATCATCTAAAAGGATTCACAAAGGTAATAGTAAAGAAGAATCTGAATAGATTGTTGCAATAAAATGTCGTCATCTAAAATAAGAGTTTATTCTTGTGAGAATTGTTATTTGGAATTTTATTATGAAAATCATATTACACACTGTCCTTTCTGTGGAAATAAAGTAAAGTATGTTGGATCAATTCAAGAAAACGAAATTGAAGGACCGATCTATACATTAAAATACTCCACCGGAGAGAGAATGCAAAAGAAAATAGAGGAAGAAGAAGCGATTAGAGAGGCAGAAGAATCTTGGTATTTATGGGAGGATGATTAAAAAAATGTATTGGAAAGTCCCAAATTATTTAAAAAAGTATGTAAGAATACAAGATATGCTAAGAAATATATTTAGACCTTGTGATTGTGGAGAAGAACTAAAGAAGTGCATTAGAGATAAAGAATACTTTGCGAAAAGAGCAGAATCATTATCGAGAGCTTTAGCAAAATCTATAAACCTTCCCGAAGTGCCATGTCCATTAGAAGGGATGGGAGAAGTCAACCCGTGGAAACTTATAAGTAAATATGGTAAATATGATATACTAACCGCTGATAAATATTATTACACACTACCACTAAATACATGGATAAAATTTTTAACTTCCATTCAAACTCAAGTAGAAAAGATATTGCCGAAATGGCGAGAGGATGTTGCTGACTGTGATGATTATGCATTACTTATGGCGTCATTTGTAGCTGCTGTATTTGCAAAAAATCCGTGGTTTGACCACCAAATTGCATTTGCTATTACTTGGTCTCGTTCACATGCATATAACTCATTCATAACATCTGAAGGCACGTGGGAAATATACGAGCCTCAATCTAACGCTATAGTTGGACGGTTAGGTAAAACTACAGGAATTTATAAAACAGAAAAGATATGGTTTATGGGATAGTGAGAATATTCGGTCTACTTGTGATAGGTATTTTACTAAGTGTTTCTTTGAGTCAGTTTCTAATGATGGATTCAACTGATTCTCATCCTTATATTGATGGTACTTATGTCTGTCGAGACTTCAGTAGAGACCTAATTCTTTCAGCTTCTAAATATCACATTTATCTTGATTACGTTTATATACCAGAAAAGAATCATATAATGGTTGGATTATTCAATCCTCTTGAACATTCAATCGAAATCATAGAGCCTCAAACTGATGAAATTGTAGAATATGTAAAAGAAAATAATAAACACTATATCAGAATACCAGTGTGGAATGAATGTCTTTATTACTCAAACATTAAAATTGCATGAGACGCTCATATTTGCGATTTAACGCAATGTTTTCAATAAGACAATATAAATGTATCACCACCTAAAAATATTGCGTCTATGGCCAAATATGGAGGAATTTTGAGGCTGTGATTCAAATCTCAATAAAAAATAAAATATTTAGAGATGTGTTAGAAACTATTGTTCCTATACGTGAAGAATCTATATTGAAATTCACTAAAGAAAGCTTGAGTTCTAAAATTACTGACTATGGTAATGTGGCATTAGTGGATGTTTCTATTCCTACTGGATTATTCAATGACTACGTTTTGGATGAAGATATCGAAGTGGGATTAAACGCTAAGAAGCTGCTACTCTATACCAAATTAAGTGATCCTGAAGATAATATTAAGATAGAAATTACAGACAAATTCAAGATGCTTCTCGGTAATTTCGAGATTGATATGGACATCATTGACCCCACTTACATGACTTCAGTTTCAAACCTTCCTGATAAATTCGAATGTAAATGCTTAGTTGATATAGAAGAAATTAGAAAAATCACACGTGCAGCAAATCAAATTCGAAATGACACTCTCATTTTCGAACTCGATAATCTTCATGAGAATTTAACTATTTCTACAGAGAGTGAAGAGGAATCCATTAGAATTGAAACTTATGTTGTTGGCACCTCCGATAAAAAATCTACCCATAACTTAAAATCAGCCTATCCTGTTGATTTCATTCTTGGTATTACTAACACCTTTCATAATTTGGGTGTGCAAGAAATAGGACTGAGTTTCGGTAATGATTTCCCTATGCAACTGTCAAGTCCTTTACATGAAACCGGTAAGGTAGTTTATTATATTGCACCTCGTGTAATTGACTAATTAAAAATTTTGCATGAGACCCTCATATAACGCCGTCATTGAAATATTTCTGCCTTAGGTATATAAAACTATTACCTGTATAATTTTATTGCGTCTATAAGTGAATATGAGTAAATGGTGGGGTGAATTGAAATATTATAAAAAAAAAACTTACAAAAATAGAAGATAAATTGTTTAATGAAGTAGTTAAAAGAATAAAAGAAGAAAGTATACAGTAAGAAGAATAAATTTATAAATGCATGTAGATTGATTCAAGAAATTCGGTGTAATTGTTTATCTACACGCTATTCTTAAACTTTTGCATTCCAATCTAACTTAATATTATTAGTTCCAGATGGAGGAGCTGAAAGATAATTCACATAAATATTTGAAGTGTTGGCAGTAACATAAAAATCTCCACTAGCATCTTCTGAGCGAGGAGTTACTTGTATATTCGAAGGAGTGCTAACTAATCCGTGGGAGATACTGAATTGCGTAGTTGAACCATCGCCACTAAAAGTTGCAGTACCTCTCTTTGATATGCAGTTATACCCACCTATCCATTCAATTTCGGGTGATCCTATTTTAATCAATTTCGTATCTACATCCATACCGAAATATGGTTCAATGATACCAACGTAACAACCGCCTCCCTCCTGTTTTACTCTGATACCACAAGTTTCTACTTCCCAATAACAGTTATTTAATACCACACCCTTGACATTTAAAAGACTAACTCCATATTTTCCTGGACCAAATGCTACTGAAGTAATAACAGCCATAGTATTATGCATATATATATTTGTTGGGTTATAGTGAAGAACCGAATCCCTTATAGAAACAGGTTGAAGTCCTCCAGCCTCATAAAGTGAATACTGAGCAAATATACCACAAGTACTATTAGAATATATATTACAGCCTCCGATTTCTACATGGCAAGTATATCCCCCTATTTTAATTCCTGAATCTGTAAAGTGGGCTATACTCAAACGCAAGAGTCTGGGACTTAATTGCCTAAACATTTTTATGCCGATTGGAGAAGTGTTATTACCATTTAAGACCATATAGCCGATTTCGATAAACTGGTTATACTTCCCAACTTCGCCGAGTTCTATCAGATTGTCACCCATTTCTGCTTTTAGAGTTGTTTTTCCCAGTTCACCATAAATTTTTGTATGACTAAGTCCATTTTTTATAGAAAGAGTCTCTTTGATTAAATACTTACCTCTAGCTATAAAAATAAAGCCACCCTGATCTATAGCACTTTGAATGACACTTGCATCGTCCTCGTCAGCAGTACCTTGCGCTATTATATTTCCGCTTGCATCTTTAGCATAAACTCCTGTGTCGTCTTTATAAACTATGACAGAATATGGTCCCAAATGTATTAAGTTATCGGGAATGATGATACCTGAAAAGTTACCTCTAAGTGCATAAACATTCTTCCATCTTTTATTCGAATTCCCTAAATCTTGCCAATTGTTAATGCTTGGTATAATGTGAGCATTGCTGATAGTAATATCAACGTTCCCAGTGCCATCAGGAATCTCAAGACGAGGAAGGACGACTCCTTGTGACGTAGGTGTACTCATTAATATTCTTCCAGTACTACCGGGTGATAATTCTATCATAGCTACATTATCACCCTCTTCTGCTTTTAGGCTAAGACCATTAACCGAATCGCCCGATATGCTCCCGTCAACTTTGAGATCATTACCACACTCTACTATGTCTCCAGAATAAGAATCAATTGTATCTGTCTTCAAACCTGTCTCACACTGAAGCAGACCAGTCATTATTTGCGATCCATCTCGTGAGAGTTTTATCGAACTTAGATTTGCGATTTTAGTTGTGTTTGAGTCTATGCCAAATTGCAACGCTGAACAGTTGCAAGTACTCAGATTTTCTTCGAGATAATCTACACGTTCATCTAAATCTGATATGTTAGCACTATTTGTAAGTATAGCATCAGGAACTATCGTGCCTGAAAAATTACCTTTAACTGCATAAATATTTTTCCAACGTTTACTATTACTGCCTAAATCTTGATAATTATCATCGTAAGGTACAATATGTGATTCTCTAATTTTTATATTAACAAGATCTTCTTTACCAGGAATCTCTATACGTGGTACAACAATACCATCTGAACGAGGAGTTTTTATAAATATTTTTCCATTAGCACTAGAACCATAAGGATACAAATTTATAGAAGGAGCTCCTAAACTAAAATCAGATCCGAGCCATAGTCCACTATCTCCATCACCACCCAAGCTCTGATAGACTCTGAGCTGGTTTTGACAGTCAATAATAGATTGTGTGCGTGCCTTAATTATATCTGTTTTTAAACCAATGTTACATATTAGCTCGCCTTCCATAGGCTGTGATCCATCTCTCGAAAGCTTGATGTCACTTAGATTGGCTATTTTATTAGCATTTGATGTGATATTTACTGAATTGTAATAAATTTTTGTTGAATTTTTGTCTATTCCATATTGTAATTCTGAACAATTGCAACTCCCACCGCTACCACTGATATTCTTTTCAAGATATTCTATTTCATCTTGTAAATTAGAATGAACAGTACGAGTTAATCTTACTGCATTACTCCAAATATATTCTAAAGTAGGATAACTATAAGAAGATGTAGAAGGCTGAGATTGATTACCTCCTTCAAACCATTCAGGATACAGATAATAATTGTTAGAATCAACCGGAGATTTCTTACTCATTCCTTACTTATATTCTAATACAATCGAAGTTGAAGATATTTGACTACAATTTGATATTTTTAATTGTATGCCATTATCTGTTTCAATTATGTGTATAAAACTTTCATTATATCTATATCCACCTGCACTTCCTAAACTATAAGTCTTTTCATAATTCCACCCTTTAGCATCATCAATTGTTACTTTAATATAACCATTAGAAGCAGAAGTTAACATCATGAGTTTATAGCCTATAAGGGTTACTGTTGTATTGAATTGATACATTGTAGAAACTGTACCTGCACCTAATAAATATTTATCGCTTGAAGATGGATTTTCGAGATAGAAAGGCATAATTCTTGGTACTTTAACTATACTCGCATTTACTTCTTCAAAATAACCTTTTACAATATGCGACTCACTCCATCTATTTCCAGGGCTTCCCAGACCTAATTCATTATCACTACCAGGAACCAAATGAGCATTGTAAATCGTTACCCAACTGGTTTCATATCCACCCCATATCCAAATTCGCCATTTTTCACTTCCAGGTTCGGTGGATACACCTGGAGTGGCAATCAGGACGCTACCTTTATAATCTCCGTGGTCACCACGATAAAGCTGGATGTAAGGATGCGGATCCAAAACGAATCCTGCTCTAAACAACAATCCATTATTCCCGAATAGGTATTCATCAATTTCTAAGGGACAATCGACTGTTAGAACAGTATCAGGCCCTAAACTATAAAGAGTGTTAAAAAAGCCACCTTGAGCATAAATTCTCTTCCAAGACCTATCTGACTTACCTAAATAAAAAGTTCCATTAGCAGACGGAATTAAATCACCATCAATTTGAATTGACCCATTTTGAGTGCTTAAAATGGTAGTTTTTAACCCTGCATTGCATATTAATTCACCTGTCATCGGTAGTGACCCGTCACGTGGAAGTTTTGTTGCACTAAGATTATCTATGTTGTTACTATTAGTGTAAATACTCGTGGTATTCGCATTTATCAATGTCTGTTGATATGAAATGTTACCTTCATTTGTGATGATACAATCTCTTATAGCATTCAATCTCGCTGCATTTATAACAGTAACATAATCTTTCCAAACATCTAAATCAGCCATTTTATTTTAAACTCCTAAATATTGTACTTAAAGATTTATAGCTTCTTCCTAAGTATAATGTAGTAAACAAACCATTTTCATCTAATGTATATCTTAGTGATTTTAGTTCAAGAATTTTTGCAATTCCTGGGAGATTTACTCGAACTTTACCAAATACTGGATAAACTAAATCTGCAAGTATAACTTCTATTGCATCTGTTAATTCATTTCTTGTTTTTAATTCTCGTTCTGCCCTCTGCCTTGCATCCCATTCTGTTAGCACTGTATCATCTTCTATATATATTTCCTTATTAGAAGTAGCCATTTCATCTACTGCATCTCCTGTTACATAAATTGGATTCCCTGCACTGTCTTCTCCTATTTTAGCACCCCTTACATGACATCTCCTATAACTATCTTCTTGTGAAGTCTCTACATTTATATCC